GCACAAGGTGGTGACCCTAGGGCAGAAATGCGCAAGGTTACAAATCCAAATGACGAGTTTTTTTCAAATTATTCGTATGGAACGGAAGCCATCATTTTAGATGATATGTGTAACACGAAGACCGATTTTACTCAAAAATCTCCTTTAGAGAAAATTATTGAGTATATCAATAACGTTCCGGCTTACCCAGTTATGGCTGATCTCTCTTCTAAGGGTAAGATTCCATTGTGTCCTAAGGCTGTTATCGTTACTACAAATGTTGACGGCCTTAATGCTCAAGTTTATTCCAACGAACCCGTTTCTATTTTAAGGCGGTTCAACGTTTGGATAAATTTACAGGTTAAGGAGAAATTTGCAATTGACCCTACGATACAACCGGAGAATTTTATGTTGGATAAACACAAAGTTATGGCATATCAAGACCTTTTACGCGAACATAAAGCAACAGAAGAAGAGATTCTTATGCCAGACATATGGGATATTAGGATGTGGACTGTTAGGTCTGGAAATTCTGATTCCATAGGAGGTCGAGCCACAATAGTTAAAGTTCCTATTTACCCAGATAAAAACGGTAATGCAATCCCTGTTGATATTGTTACGGCTTTAGATATAATTACTAAGATGTCTAAACAGCATTCTGAAGAACAAGTAAATGTTGTTAAACAAATGAAGTCTGTGCCTGAGTTTCTTAGCAATAAGATGGCAAAGGAGTATCCGCATAAGCAAATTGACCCTCACAGTGTCAATATACAAGTTATACGAGATCAATTTTACAAGTGGACCAGGATCATAGACTCACGATCTATCATATCAAGCATGGGTCCTACGGTATCTGCTTTCACTGATTGGTCAAATGCCGTTTTTGGCGTGGGTTTGTTGTTTAACCCTTTTGGACATTTGTTGTCTGCAGGTATGGCCTTTTCTGCTGTCATTTTGACATCATTACGAGCCCGCAGATATAATGAGGTGTATACTAATTATTATTCCTGGTGCACAAGTGATGGCAAGTATATTGTTGGTGCAGTTGTGTCTATGAGCTTAATCGTGTGTTTAATTGCTAAACATTTTTGGCAAACTCTCAAAACGCGTGTTCTCCCGCAAGGAAACTTAGCGCCTTTGAGCATGGAACAGCTTGATGCCAATAGTTCTAAAAAGAATGTTTGGATTAAACCAAACATTACCGTATTGCCCGGTTTTCCTAACACACATGTGCCCACTGATTTAGTTAGTAAATGCAAATCTAATGTTGTGATCGTTGTTGCAGGAAGTAAGTTTGTAAATGGTTTTTTCATTAAGCAAAATTTTTTTCTTGTTCCTCACCATTTTCTTAAGTTAGTAGAAGAAGAAGGGGATGAGGTTATTAAGATAACTTCTCAGCCTCAATTTCAGGAAGGCAATTTGTGTAACAATCACACGCAGAACATTTTTTATTCTTCAACTGCATGGTGCCATATTCCTGGTACTGATTTGTGCTTATATTACATGTCCAACAGTATGCCCAGACGCGAAGTTCTGGATTACTTTCCAGACCAGTCTATGTTTCGTTCTGTACCAGGAACTTTTGTATGTAGAGATCAGCACGCCAATTTGATTGTTGATACTGCATATCTTAATTATGGTGAACAGGACACAGGTCCACAAGGCGCTGTTTTCCAAGGTCATTTATATGATATGGAGAATATTAAAACATTTAATGGGATGTGTACTGGTGTTTGGATAGCAGACACGAAACCATCATTTATAACTGGTTTCCACCTTGGTGGTGTAACTGGTTACAAGCGAGGTTGTAGTGGCGTTATCACGCGCTCTCAACTAGACCAATGTTTGGTTCAATTGAAACGTTCTTGCGTTTCTGCCATCGATATTCCCGCAGAAGGAAAAATCGACACACAGTTTTCTACTTATTTTTCGAATGCTGCAGATCAAACTATTGATGATAGTATTGCTCCCAAACATCCTGTGAACTTTTTACCTACTGAATCCAACATTCATATTTTTGGCTCCAATGGTGGTACGCATAAATATCGCACTAAAGTCGAGTATCGTAAGTTGGGTTTGGAATTCTTAGAGGAAAATAATTTGGCTGTTCAACATGGCAAACCAAATATGGACGCTCCGCCTAGTTGGTACCATTTTTCAAAAAATTTGGCCGAATTTGCAACTGTTAGCCATGGACCTGCAACGCATGTTTTGAATTGGGCTGTAATTGATTACCTTATCCCAATAAAACAGAAATTGAGCGCGTTGGGTTTTGGTAAAACA